ACTGACGGACACGGTCGAGGATGAGATCCACCATGCGCCGCCGTCAGCATCGCAGACCAGCGTGAGCGTTACTGTGGGAACTACTAGGCTGATGCTGCATGAACATGTGCCGCCACCAGACAGCGCCCACGATCTGTTTGTCGTTACGTTGAGCGCGACGGTGATGCGCGAGCCTGGCTGGATGGGCACGATCTTCTCGCGCTGGCAGTTGCAATCGCACCGCCAGCGAAGGTCGCACACGTCACAGCCAGACAGCACGGCGCAGCAGCAGCCCGCCTGCATCATGCTCACAGGTCAGTCCTTCTTGTTGCCCGGAATCCACGAGGCGATGCGGGTCACGCTCACGAGGTGGCCGGCGATGTAGCCGATGGCGAGCATGGCAATGGCGGCCCAGGTCGAACCCACGAGGCTTTCAATGGTGGCGAGGATGATCATGTGCGCTTCTCCTGCTGCGCGCGGAATGCGACATCGAAGAGCGGGTCGGCGGCGCGCTTGGCGCTGATCCACTCTCTTACGTTCTCAGTGTGGGCCGGGTCGAGGGTGGCGGCGGCCAGCGCGGCCTCGGTGCGCGCGGCCCGGGGGATAAGCCCCACGGCTGCCCGCAGTGCCTGCCCGATGCCCGTCTGCCACAGCAGCACCACGGCGGCCACCACGATCACCGCAGCGAAGCCCCAGCCGAGCAGGCTGGCCCACCACGGGGTCTGATCCTCGACGCCTGGCAGCGCCTCGTGGATGGCTCCGGCGGCCGCCTCGATGCGCTGGGCCTCGATCACGATGGTCGCGGCGTCGGCCACCACGTCGGGCTGCGTTGACACGCTGCCGATGTGGGTGGCGAGCCGGGCGATAGTGCCCGCCCGTGCCTGCGCGTCGGTCGCCGAGACGGCGATCTGCCGGCTGGGGCTGCAGGCCGCCAGGGCGACGAGGAGCAGGAACAGCATCGACCTAATCACCGCCGCCCCTCCAGACGGTCCAGACGGTTCGCGACCTGCTGGAGCGCCTCTGCGTGCTTCTGGTCGTTCGCGGCGCCCAGCACCTGCGACTTCACAAGGTCGCCCACGATGCTGCGCAGCTCGGTCAGGTCGCGGTCCTGTCGGTCCAAAATCGCGTCCTTGCGGCCGAGCGTGATGAACACGCCGGCGACGCCGATCACGAGGACGAAGAGCTGCATGACGCTGATAGCAGTCGCCAGTTGCGGGTGGGTCTGGTGCTTCGGGCCGATAGGGGTGGGGCTCACGAGCATGTTCCTGTCACGGCGTTCGGGACGGAGAAGAAGAACAGCGGCTCGCCGTTGTCGCGCGAGAGCGCGTACATGAGCACCACCGTGTTCGTGGCGATCTCCTTGAAGGTGAAGCCGTTCGGGATGTTCGAGGTCGTGATGCCGGGCCCGAGCGTGGTGGTGGCACCGATCATCTGCACGCCCTCGCAGCCGTTGAACGCCGCGCCCTTTGTGCCCGCAAGCGTGCTCGTGCGGCGGTAGCCCTTGTTGGTCTCGTAGGCGTCGCTGGTGTTGACGCTGACCTCTTCCCAGCTGTAGGTCCATGCGACAGGTCGCGCCGACGGGTTTCCGCCGTATACGGCCGTTTTGCCGGAGACTGGCGTCGAGCCCGTGATGCGCGCAAGGAAGACGGTCGGCCCGGACGATGCTCCGCTGTTTGGCTGCGGCGCGGCGTCATTGACCTTGTTCACCGCGTCGGCAATGGCACGGATCTGGTTCGGGGACCAGGGGCCGACCTTCAGGTGCCATGCGCCGTTCACCCTCATGTGGTGAACATTCCGGTGGGCGGGAAGGTGGTGGTGGCTGGGAACGGCTGACGCCAGTACACACAGACAGCGTGCGAAGTCTTGTTCCCGGCTCTTGCAACAAGCACGGGGGGGTCGGCGCAGGTGCTGCCGATTCCGCCCTTCACCACTTCGCCGTTGTCTGCGTTTCGTTGCGCAATCTGCCGCAGGTGGAAGTTGGAGTCGTATGCGAACGAGTACACGATCTCATACTTGCTGCTTCCGACTCGGCTGATATTGCAGCCCGTGAAAAGCACGGTGTCGGCCGGGAACGAAAACGGGCCGATCGCGAACCCGTTACTGTTGCGCTTGTTTATGAAGCTGAGCGGTGGAGTCGGTCGGCCAACGATGACGTTGCGCACGGTCACGCGCGCGACATTGTTGAATGTGCTGACGGGCTCGCCGCCGCTGTCCACCTGCGTGCCACCGATGTCCTGCTCCGTTGGATTCGACTTGTTTGCTGGCGCAGTGGCTCCCTGTCGCCAAATGTCCACGGGCTCGCCCTGGACGCTGTACTCGATGGCAACGAACTCAGGCTGCCCCTCGTTCTTTGCGTCGATGGATGTGATCGTGCCAGTGCCGTCGCCGATGCTGGAATCGAACTTCACGACCGCTTCCCAGACGTAGCCGCCATCATCGACCTGCTTCAGATCGAACCCGACCTGTCGCAATCTGCTCGCATAGTAAGTCCCGGCGCCGTCAAGTTCGCCCAGTGCACCGCTGCTTCCGCCGAGCCCCGAGGGGCCGAGCTTGGCGTTCACGGTTGAGTCTTCCATGATCTGCCCGGCGTTCAGCTGCGCGCCGGCATCGTCTCGGATGACGTATGCGCTCGTCCCTTGCCAGCTGCCGCGGTCGAAACTGATGCTGGTGCCGTTGGGCTTTTGGGCAATTGTAATAGCCATCAGGGTGCTCCTGCTGCGAGGGGTGCGGTGTTCTTTGCGATCTGCTGCACGGCAAGCTTGATGGCATCCTGCGTCGGCATCATGCGCTCCAGGCTGAAGGAGGACATGCCAGAGACCTTCACGCCGCCGATGGCCGTGTTGAGGCTCTCGACGTTGCTAAAGCCCATCATGCGCTGCAGGCGCTGCGTCGCGTCGGCGGTCTGCTTCTGGGCCTCCATCGCGTCGTGGAGTTCCCACGCCTTCGCTGCCTGCTCGCCCATGATGCCGAGGCTGTCAAGCTTCTTCTGAAACAGTTCCCGCTCTGAAAGAAGAGAACTGTCGTATGAGCGCTGCAAGTCTCGCATGAAGTCAGCGCGCCCGCGTTCGCGTTCGTTGATGTCTTGCTGCACCATTTCAGAAACTTCATCGAGTTCGGCCTGCTCGGCCATGATGGCGTTCACCTCGGCTTCAATCTCGGCTTGCTTTCGCTTCGCCTCATTGAGGTCCAATTGTTTACGCAGAGCGCCCTCCTGATTCACGAATGCAGTCAGAGCCTCGGCCTTGAGCTGCTTTCGCTGGAAATCGTAGAGGCCGTTCACGGTTTCAATGTTGGCGATGATCTTCTCGTACTCCGCGCGAAGCGCGGCCACCTTCGTCCTGAACTCGTCAGCGTCCCGGATGCTTTGCTTGTCGGAGTCGGAGGAGTTCATGAAGTCCGAGATGCTCATCGACATGAGGGCAGAATCTCCTGCGCCACTCATGTTCTTGTAGGCATCGACCGTCTTGCGAATCTCCTGCTGCAGTTCAATGTTCTTCTGCTTCCATCTCTCTGTATCCGTCACAGCAAAGTCGATCGCAGTGACAAGGCCACCGATGATTGGTATGCCTTTTGACAGGTCAAGGATGGAAGCGCCAAGCGTGCGAACTACGTCGGTTCCGTTCTTGAACCCTTCGGTCATCATCTTCTTGTTCAGGTCATCAAGCACCTGATCGACGCCCATTGCGCCAAGTAGTCCGATGGCACCCTTGGTCAACGCCTTGCCGTAGGTTGCGGAAGCCTTGCCTAGCGTGCGGGAAATCTGTGATCCCATGCTGTCGGTTCGACGAACCACCTTCTCGGCGGCCGCCATGTACTCGCCCGTCTCCAGCACCATGCGCGCGGTCAGAGATCCGATGACACCCATTACACACCGTCCTTCCATTTGGGCTTGACGCCGAACGCCTGGGCCAGCATTTCAGCCATCGCTTCGGGAGACTGCTTCGGGCGCTCCACGAACGGCATGAAGTCTTGCGGCTTGAACGCCGCGGCCTTGCTGGAGCGGTGGCAGTTGGCGACCGTGGCCGCGACAATCCCAGAGCGCAGGTCTGCGCGCTGGTTGCCGATCGGGCCGTCGATGGCCTCGAACGCCTGCCACTCAGTCAGTTCTCTGCCGCTCAAAGTCTCCTCCAGTTCCGCGACGGTCTTCCCGAGCGCCAGCGCCAGCCGAAACAGAAACTGCCTCAGCGGGCGCTCTCGGAGTTTTTTTCGATCGTTTCCTTGTCCTGCGACCCGAGGCCACTGAGCCGAGCCGCGACGTCGTAGAGCCCGTCGATCACCTGCGCCGGCAGTTCGCCGAGCAGCTCGATGTCGGCAGAGCCGAACAGCGGCTTGCCGTCGTCGAACAGGCACAGCGCCACGAGTGAGGCCCGCACGTTGCGCACGGTCTTGCCCTTGCTCTGGTAGATCCGCTGCTCCCACTCGTCGCGCCCGGCGGCGGTGAGGCCGCGTACTTCGACCTCACCGACGCCGGGGACATTTACGACCTCGCTGGGCACCGTTGTCTTGAGCCCGAGAAACTTGGTCTTCAGGTCGCTCATGGTTAGGCCAGGGTCACGGCGCCGGTGATCTTCATGGTGAACGACGCGGTGAGCGCCGAATCCATGCCAGCCTTGACCGAGAAGTCGGTCACGAAGCAGTTTCCAGAGGCGGTGTGCGTCGTGCCAGAAGCGCCGAATGTGAGCGCGAACGACTTGGCGCTTGGAGCGGTTGAGGCTGCGGTGTCGTCAAGCTGATCCCACAGGGCGCTGTGCGCGCTGAGGATGTTCACTTCCATCGAGATCGTGCCGCTGTCGATCAGGCCCGCGACGAACTTGCGATGACGGTCGGCGAGCGTGGTCACGTCGATCGTGTTCAGCTTGAGGCCGTCGATGTTCAGGCTCAGAACTTCGGCGACTGCGACCGCGTTGAAGGTGATGGTGGTGCCGAACGTAGGCACCGCTGCTGTGATTCCTGGCATGGGGTGATCCTCCTAAATGATCAAGGAACGCCACCACCGGGCTCGGTGATGGTCGTGGGTGAAACGGAGCTGGAGCGGTACGTCGCTTCCAGCGTGACAGTCGTGACGTGGATGCCGGTCTCGGTGGCCTCGCTGCCCACGTCGTACTGGCTGGTGATCCCGGTCTCGCGGATCTCGAAGATCGTCACGCTGCGGGCTTGGCCGCTCGCGCCGTGCATCTTGACGCGCACGGCTTCGGCGATCTGGCGCGAGACCTTCAGCGTCGAGGCGATGCAGTCCACCTCGACGGTGAACTTGCGCAGGCAGTCGGTGCGGCCGAAGGTCGGCGAGACGTTCGCATCCTGCCCTGTGGTGAGCACGATGGCGGGGAGCGTGGTGGTGTCGCGGAACGCGGTAAAGATGCGCGTGGAAACCAGCGCCGTGACGCTGGCCGATTGCGTAAGGGCATCGCGAACCGCTGCGACGATTGCCTGGCTGCTCACGACTTCACCCCCGCGCGCGCAGCGGCTTGCGCCACGGCCCGCTCAAATGCCGCCGGCATCTTCTGATTCAGCTGCGCCACGGCTCCATTCGCCCAGCGCTTCAGCATCAGCAGGCCCGCGCGCCATCCGGTGTAGTTGCGGGAGCCCTTGTATCGGCCCTTCTCGATCAGGTGGATGCCAGGGCCGAACGCCTTGATGCGCAGGAAGAAGCCTTCCGACTTCTTCAGCTTGGCGACCTTGAAGCCGAAGCCGTTTTGCGTCAGCGTGCGCACGGCCAGTGCGCGAGAAAACCCGACGGGCAGACCCTGCTGCCGGCGGCGGCTCCACCACCGGTGCTGCATCGCGCGCGTCAGGGATTCGTTGTCGTGCTTGCCCTTCTTTGCCTGGTAGTAGTGCATCAGCCCGTTGCGGGTGGGGCGGCCGATGTCTTCCAGAACCTCAAGGATGATCGGCGCGAGGGTCTCTTCATTCAGCGAACGGATCGCCTCCTTGAGCTCGGGCATGCCCTCGATCAGGTACTTCTGCAGGTTCGACGTGCGGCCGGAGCGTGCCATCAGGTCACGATCTCCCGGCACATGAGGTCGAGGTACTGCCGGCGCTCCTGCCAGTCCACGACCGTCACGACCTCCCATGTGCGCGACACCATGCCCTGCTCGTCGCTGACGGTGCGAAGTTGGCTGCGGTGGCTGACGGTGGGGTGCCAGCGCATGCGGATGCGGTGCGTCACCGTCTGATTCATTTGGCGGTGGTTCATTTTCTCGTCTGCGCTCGCGTCGTTGATCGCGGCGAAGAGCACCGTGCCGCTGCCGGCGGCGTTCACGGTGCGCACGGGCTGGCCGTACTCGTCGGTGCTGGTGGACGCGCCGAGCAGTTCGAGCGGGGTGCGCATGTAGCCCGG